TACCAGTCAGCAGCAGAAGTTAGTGGTAAAGATTCTATTGCCATAGTAACAGGTAGGGATAGTAAAGCAAAAGGATCTATAGGCTGTTGGATAGTCCTGACAGAAAGAGGTGAATGGAATGGCAATACATATCCTATCAAGGGTGTAAAAGCAGTTAAGGTAGATGGTAAAGTAATAAAACCAAATACTTTCTATAAACTATATAATGGAAAAATTATCTCGTGTGAATGATTGAATCCCGGATTGCTTTGATCAGCTTTCCGGGAACTATTTTATTAACCCTTTAATAATAACAATTATGAGTGAAAACGAATTATCTCTTAGAACCGATTCTGCATTTGAAATTCAGACAGCAGATTTAAGTACCGATCTTCCTTCTTTGGACGATGCAAAAGAACTTCCGATAGATTTATGTGGAAATTATTGGACTCCAAAGCATGTAGGAGAGTTCAAGAAAATGTTTTTTGTGGATATAAAGCCTCAAAAAGTATTAAGTGCGACTAATCCTGATGAATTGATAGATCTGGAATGTGCTACTTTCCTAGAGAAGTTAGGAAACGGGACAGTTCAGACAGTAACAAATGGTTCTCGGAGGTTGGTTGGTATTCTTGAGCAATATATTGCGAACGGTTCACTTAAAAGTGGGACAGCTCTTAAAATTACCTATATGGGTAAACGTGATAATAAAACAAATAGATACCAATCTGATAACTGGTCTGTACGTCCCCTTCGTATTAACTTATCTGTAGTCGGATGATAGATTATTATGATTTAGATAATTGTGCAGAAGGTGAAGAACTTAATCCTTTTGCCTATAATCCGGAAGAATATCCGACTAAAGAAGAAATGTTAGATTTCATTTCTTTGAATTGCAATAAACCACCTATCAACATTGATCTAAAAGAATTAAGTGTTAATGGAATGGTTAAGCGTGATCCGATGGAAATGTATTTGCAAAGTAAGTACATATCTTCTTCTAATCTGAAAAACGCTCTTAAAACTCCACGTTCATTTTATTACGATTATGAAAGGGTATTTGAAGAGAAAGAAAGGCCTTGCTTTCAGTTAGGTACGTTTGCTCACATGGCATTTTTAGAACCTAGATTATTTGATCTGGTTAAAGTAGAACCAAAATACAACCAATCTTCAAAAGATGGAGTACTTTGTATGATAGATTTTTATAATGATCTATTGTCAAGTGATAATAACTATGTGCCGGATGTGGACGAAGAAATTCCCTCTGTTAATTGGAATTTCAATGCTTTGAAAGATTTTAGGGATAATAAGAAACAACAGTGTATTGATATTGGGTATTCGTTTATCTCTGAGGAAATGAGTATGATCATTGAAGCATTGAAAAAAAACTATTACTGGTATGGTGGCGGTATCATTCCCCAGCTTCTAAAAGGAGCTTTTTCAGAAACTTCTTTTTATGGCAAGGACGAAGAAACCGGGCTTAATGTAAGAGTTCGACCGGATTATTTCAATGTTGAGGAAAACATTGGCGTGAATGCTGTGATTTCCTTCAAGACCACACGAGCCGATGACCTCGGTAAGTTCTACTATGATTGCGCTAAACTCAAATATGAGCTTTCAGAAGGTATGTATCAGGAAGTAATGAGCAGCATTACAGGTAGAAACTTCAATGTAACTATTATGATAATGTTGCAGACGGTTGCACCTTACGATGTAGCAGTCTTATTCTGGTCTCCTGATGATTTGGCAAATGGTAAATATAAGTATCACTATTCTCTTTCAATCGTAAAGGATTGCTTTGATAATCATAGTATTTTTCCCGGATATGACGCTATGGCAGAAGAAGGATCTAGGGGTATAATTGATATGCATCTCCCGGAATGGAGTCAAAAGTTACTTCACCCAGTTGCAATAGATGATTAAAATAAAATGGATCAAATTGCACAATTACCAATAGCAGTACAATGTACTGTTATTATTTGCGGTACAATTATTTGTATAGCTGTTTTAGTATATTTTTATAAGTTATTTAATTCTTAAAAATAAGAAACAATGATTGATTTAAAAGACTATGTACCGGAAGTGATTCAATTCAAACTTCCAACTACTGTTAATTTTCCAGAGGTGATTTTTCCTGATTCCGTCTGCATGGACGATGTAAAGAAGAAACTAGCTGAACACTTCGTTACCATTCAGGAAAAAGATGTTATTGCAAACAGAATAATGGATGATTACGAAATTTCCACTGTTAGGGCTAATTATGGTGAGATTGCAGAAGAACAAATGCCGGAACTGGAAGCACAGTTAGAAAGCTTGAAATCTGAGTTCAATGCAGCTAAGAAAGAGTTTGAAGCGAAGATATCTTCATTGCATACTCAGTTTAAAGATCTTGTAAATTTAGCTAAGAAAGGGATTAAAGACTATCCTCTGAATATGGTTGATACTTTCCGTATCCCTGTCATGGGATACTACTTGTATTATTCATGGGTAAATGATGCGTTCCGTTTAGCATTAGTTCAGGAAATTCCGAAGCATGAATATAACGATTTGTTCAACTCAGGAGAAAAGAACCAAGAAGCATTCAAAGAATTAGGTTATGAACTTCCAAAGGTTGATTTCAGAGATACACGTAAGAATGTACGTGTTTTTGGAGAAGGAGAAAATACTATGGAGGTATGGGAAGAGGATGATATGGATGTTTGGTTAGAGGAATGGACTGAGGACTATACCGATGATGATACAGGTGAAGTAGTACCTATTAAACGCCATGAATGGCATAGAGTACCAATTTCGGATAGCCCTTGGAGAAAGGAGGAAGATAATGACGAGACTAGCACACAAGAAGGGGAGACCGTCGAAGTATCGGCAGAGTCTGAGGAATAATCCCTATTTGGAAGAAGTAAAGCGTAAGGTCCGTATCCGGGATGGTCATAAGTGCCAAGTATGTGGTAAAACATACAATTTGGAGATTCACCACAAGGTTTATGAGGTTGCTGGATATTCCATTGTCGGACATGAATTAGAGTTCTTGTATTGTCTTGAAACTCTATGCGAAGATTGCCACAGAGTTAAACATGGTAGATAAATTATCCCGGTGTCCGTTGGTTCGGTATCCGGGAACTATTATTTAAACGTTATTCTTATGAAACAGATAAGTAACAAACAAGCCAAACGAAACAGGGAGATTTCAAAGATTAAACAGTCTCTTTCTCCTTATTGCGCAATATGTGGTAAACCTGCCGTAGATGCAGCGCATTTAGTTCCTAAGAGCATGTATCCAGAACATTATACCAATCCTCAGAACATCGTAGGATTGTGTCGAGAATGCCATAATAGGTACGATAATAATTTAGCCTTTAGACGAAAGCAAAAGAGGCTTATAGAGCGTGTAAAGTCATTTGATGAATGTGCAGCTAACAGATATTTCCGTTTATGAATAGTTATCAGTTAGTTTCAAAACTTCGTAAGGTTCGTGATGATACTTACCTTACAACAGCCGCTCAAGCTTTATATCACGAGCTTGTAGCTATCTGTAATGAAATGAAGTGGAAAGATGTGTTTTTTGCTCGTAGTAGTGTTCTTTGCTCCAATTTGGATATGTCTGATAACACCTTACGTAAATCAAGGAGTAGCCTAGCTGCTTCCGGTCTTATATATTTTGAAACAAGCAAAGATAAGCGTATAGGTTGCTATTACTCATTCGTTAAGAAATTAAGTAATGACATTGCATCATCCTCAGAATCATCCGCAAATTTTGAGGATGAAACCGGAATTCCACCTATTATAGATAATATAAACATAAAACAGGGAGAAACTCACGCACGTGCGTGCGAGAGTACCCCACCCCCAAAGCCTAAACGTTCTAGGAAAAAAGAAGGAGATTCTAAGCCTTTAGTTTACCCCTTCAATTCGATTGCTTTTATGTCTGCTTGGGAAGCACTCCGGCAAACACCTAAATGGAAGAAGAAACTTAATTATGCGCTTCAACTTTCATTAAACAAACTTGGGCATTTTGAAGAAGAGTTTGCCATTCGGCAGATTGAAAGAGCAATTGAATCAGATTGGACCGGAGTAGTTTTTACGGGAACTGAACGAGATTATCAAGACTGGTTAAAACAAAAATATGGAAACAATCAGAACAATAAGGGAGGTAATTCCAGTAATGGAACTAAGCCCGCAGGAATCAAATCAATATCATTCGGTTAAATTCCATGCTAAAGGTAATGAAATTGCTTGGAATGAGAACCAGATAGAATATTTCTGGAAAAAAGAGTTTATAAACTCAATGAAGGAGGTAGAACCGAGATTTACCATTGACGAACGTAACAAGGTCCTGTTATCCGAGTTGTATAATTACGTTTGGGAAAGAAGTAAATTACTTGATTCTTCTAAAGGACTTCTTTTATGGGGTCCTCTTGGAGTTGGAAAGTCTGTTTTGATAAAAGGATTACAGCGATATCTAGGAAAGATAAACCGTTTCCGATATGGATGTAATAACGATAAAATAGGCTTTAAGTTTACCAGTGCTGTAGAAATATCTCTCCTGTATGCAGAGAAAGGAATGAATGGTATCTCTCAATTTACCGACAGAGAATGTATGTGTAATTTGGCTATTGATGAGCTAGGACGTGAACCTAGCGACTCAAAGCACTATGGTACTGGAATAAATGTTGTACAAACTATCCTCCAACTTCGATATGAAGTAAGAAGGGATTTTGTTACTCATGTTACAACCAATATCGAACCTAACGTAGCATTTGGAAACAAATACGGTGATTATATCGCTGATAGGGTGAAAGAAATGTTTAACGTAGTTGAGATAAAGGGCGATAGTAGAAGGTAAAGTTTAAATCATAACAATAAAGAAATGAGTAAAACAAAGAGAAAAGAAAAGCAGACTAATAAAAGCCTGCTTAATATATGGTTATTAGAATTATCAGAGGTGGGGATTCGAACCCCACAAACTTCGCCAAGGCGCTGCTTACACCCTTTTAGCTTCAATGGTTGGTATTCCTCACTCGGACTCCGGAGAGAAGCGAGCGTATAGAGACCGAAGCCTCTAAAATCCAATTTAGTTTTTGATAAACGGATTTTTTATTGGATTCAACGGTGCAAATTTAATTAAAAAAAATAATAAGCCAATGATAATAGCATGGTTTTCTTGCGGTGTAACATCCGCAGTAGCTTGTAAAATAGCGTTGAGTTTGTACGAAGATGTACAACTCTACTATATTGAAACAGGTTCTGGACATCCCGATAATGCAAGATTTTTGGCAGATTGCGAAAAATGGTACGGCCAGCCAATACATACTATTCGCAACGATAAGTATCTTAATGTAAAAGATGTGCTGCTTAAAAAACGATACATCAATGGACCTACTGGTGCTGCCTGTACATTCGAATTGAAGAAACAGGTTCGTTATAAGTTGGAAAAGGAGCTTGGTGCTTGGGACGGTCAAGTTTGGGGATTCGATTATGAACCAAAAGAGATTAACCGAGCTATCCGATTAAAGCAGCAGTACCCAGACACAAAACCACTGTTCCCGCTCATTGAAAAGCAGATTACGAAGCCGGATGCCATGGGGATGCTTTGGAAAGCCAATATTGAAATCCCTGCTATGTACAAGATGGGCTACAATAACAACAACTGCATCGGTTGCGTGAAAGGTGGTATGGGATACTGGAATAAAATCCGGAAGGAGTTCCCAGAAGTGTTTGCTCAAATGGCGCAGATTGAGCGTGATGTTGGAGCTACCTGTCTGAAAGATAAAGATGGGCGTATCTTCTTGGATGAACTACCGACATGGCGGGGCGACCCAGTGGAAGAGATTATACCGGATTGCTCGCTTATCTGCCAAATTGAATTTCAAGAGATCATCGACAGGCAGGTAGAACGAGTTTTGAAAGAAGAAATTAGTATTAACGATGTAGCCTAATTAGGCTCAAAACAAGAAAAAAAAAGAACAAGCATATGATGAAATTTATATAAGAAATATTACCTTTGTGTTTGTAATTAGCTCCTTATACAGTCTTTTGACTTATATGGTAGAAATATGATATACTATGGAATAAATTCTAATAAACACTATAAGTATGCTTAATTTTAATTTATATACAATTGATTGGACTGCGATAGGCTCAATGGCAACTACAATTGCTGTGATAAGTGCATTTATATCTATAAGTGTGTCTAATAAACAAAATAGAAAGAATCGTAAACTTCAAATATTATTAATTCGTAAAGAGCAAGAACAAAAAAGGCTTGACGAAATGGTGAGTAATATTTTAGAAATAAATCATTCTATAAAGCCAATTGATATTCTAGACTTTTCTTCAAAATGGATAGATAAAACATTTACAACAGAAGATAGGTGTAAAATTGATCATATAGCAGAACAGGATCAATTGAATAATATTCGGTTAAATATCCAGCTAATAAAACTTAAAAACTATCCTGCTGCTAAATTATTATTAGATCGCTTAAATATAATAAGAAATATTTATGGATCATGGGCGAGCAATATCAATGCGTTACATGTATTTTTAAATCCTGACAGTGAACTTCCGGCAGAACAACGAGATGTGGTTATCACAAATATAGTAGATCAAATGGTAGAAATGTGTAAAAAAACAGACTCTCAATATGTATTAGTAATAGATGATATATATAAGAATAGAACTAATATAGTAGATATAGCTAGGGATATAATGAATATTTTTGAATCAGAAATGTCACATCAAATACAAGCTCATAAATTGGATTTCGAAAAAGAATTATATGACTTTGTTAAGAAAGAGCAAGAAAGGATTGATTGCATTGTTGAGTTGTAATTTGTTTTCAAATTTGTACCTTTACATCGTTGGAAACAATTAGTCTTTGGTTGTTTGTGATTTGCTTTCAAATAGCTCCTACAGTGGTAGGGGCTTTTTTATTATTCTCAATTCTAAAAACAAAATCAAATTATTTATGGTAGGAGACATTCGTATAAAACGCAGGAAAGATAAGTATTGCGTTATGGTAGAACAGGGTGACGGTAGATATTTCACCATTGATGGAGGTAAGTGTGATTCTAAAGAAGAAGCACGTACAGTAAAGAGATCGTATCAAATGGTAAGAAATGCAGTGAATAAATTTAATAGTAAAGAATTGAAATTATCTATTCCTGTACAGGATAAAGATAATAAAATAAATCGGGAGGACTAGCCAACTCAAAAAACTTAGTACTCCCGATTCTTTTATACGATTATGAGGCAAATATACTATTTACTTTTAAATAATCGTATATGATCAATAGAAAAAACAATTATACGGATTCCGGTACATGGGTAAGTGCACGTGAAATAGGTATAATGCTTAATGTTCATACGTTCGTAGTATATTCTTATCTAAGGAAGATCGGTATTAAATGTATAAAGGATCGAAGTGGGAATGGATATATTGACGGTCTATTTATAACGAAGCATTTCGAAGAGCTAAAAGAATTTGTGAAAAGTTTAAAGAATGGTAGAAAGACTCAGGAACCTATTAAGTTGATTGCTTTCATAGATCAGGAAGTCGGAAGCCAAAATGATTGGGATAGTAAGTAGAGGGATGGACTAAAAAAGAATTATACGTTTCCTATCTGGAAGAGGTTTCATGTTGGAAGCTACTTAATCAAATATATCGTATCAGTCATTATCCTAACGGGAAAAAAACTCTATTCAAGTGGGATAGAAGTACAAAAGTGTGGCGATACGTAGAAGAAGCACGTAGCATAAAAGATTCGGCTTCATGGTTATATGATATTTCTATTAAGTACAAGCTATGTAATACATCCTACGATATTGATGTATTTTGACCTTGTAGTAAGAGAGTGATAAGATACATTTGCTCATTGATAATCATCTTCAAAAAGACTTATTTATGCGCACGTATGATCCACAAGAAGGCACAGAATTATGGGACTTATATACTAAGCGTGTTGGTACTCCGCCGATTTTTACTAAACCGTCTGAGTTTCAACAGGCTTTTAACGATTATGTCGAATGGTCACGCAATCACCCTATCTTATGTAAGGAATATGTAAAGAGTGGTCCACGTGCTGGTGAACCCTATGAAGTTGAGAGGAAGAATTTGATTACGGAAGCCGGATTCTGTTTCTTCATTGGAGCTAACAGTAATTATATACAGGATCGTGCAAACGCATTTACTAAGGATTGGGAGGAAGAAAAAGACGAAATAGCTTTAGGATTTCTTAAAGTAGTTAATGACATACGTAAGTTTATTGCAGAAGATATGGATCGTGGGGCTGTATCAGGGCAATATGATGCAATGTATGTTGCTAGGCTTAGAGGGCTAAGAGATCAAAGGGATGTTACTACAGCAGGTGAAAAGATACAAGGCGGATTATCTGTTTCTGTATTGAATCATGAAACTGTAAATAATATACAGAAGTTGAAAACCTTGAAGAGAAAGCCGAAATGAAAACAACTAAGGTATTCGATAAGCTGATCGATGCGTTCGTTAATCCTGCTATAAGGGGAATCGGATCGAAGGGCGGTACCAGATCTTCAAAAACGTGGTCTGCTTTGCAACTTTTGTATCTTGTTGCTTATCAATCTGAT